GAACATGTTCAGTTGTCCATCGTACTCTGGGTTTTCGTTGTAGAGGTGAGAGTCATCTTCTTGAGCGCAACGTGCCTTCCATTTTGTTGGAGACACTGGACAGATTTCACAGCTACCGTCGCACTCGCCGGGCTTCTTCACGCAGTAGTAGGTGCTTCCCACAGTTTTACCTCTTGTTTTTCTTCGTCCCAGTCTTCACACCTCAATATGCGAGCTAGGCGTGCTTGTGTTAATGCGTCCACTTCAGTTAATCCCGCTTTAACGTAAGCATCAACAACTGAATCCCAGTAAGGAGTAATACTGAGTATTTTTTCAGCTTTCACAGGACCAATGCCGGGACACCCTTTGTAGTTGTCAGCAACGTCTCCAGTGAGTGCCTGAGTGTAAAACCACTTGTCAGCATCATCTAGGTAAATGACTGCCTGTCCAAGAGGAGTTAGATGCAGTCCGGGGATTTGGCGCATGTCCTTATCCTCAGACCATATCATGTACTCACCTTTACCACACGTGGCAGTTATACCGATAACATCATCCGCTTCTAAGCTAGGAAGCGTCTTGATATGTTCAGCGTGTTGTTCAAACACTCGCTCACGTATAGATTTGAAGCCAAGCGGCTTGCGCTGAGTACGGTTGCCTTTGTAATCAGGATACAGTGTCTTCCTGAAGTTAGCAGAGTCGGAGAAAGCGAGGAGGTAGCTATCTAAGTTAGCAAGTTCAAGCAACGTCCTTAGACTGTCGTTGAACGCCTCTATAGCCTCGTGTTCTTCCGTATACAAAACCCACATATCGTCTTCAAAGTTGATCTCCCGTTCAACGGCAGAGCAAGCTTTGTACAACACTATGTCGGCATCAATCAGTAATTTCATTCATAAGTGCCTTCCACGATATAGGAAACAAGTGCAGCATAGTAGCTGCTATGTGATTTGCAACTTCTTGTGTTTCTAGTTGTGCGTGCGGATCGAGCCTGAGTTTACACACGCGAGCAAACGCAGCTAACGATCCAGACCAAATCCACTCAGTCATCATCGACTGTGGTAGTACCATCCGTGCCTGCTCAGGACACACGCCACTATCAAGTAGCCTGTTGTATAGCTGGATTGCTTCAGGGATTGAATTATCTAAGCAGAACTGCGTGAACAATAGAAGCTGAGCTGCGTCGCTAGACGATCCTTGTTTTACATTGTCAGCACGACCACGCCACTTCGTAGGTTTGTAAAACTCAGGAGTCTGATCTACGTACCTACGAGATACTTCGTTCCAGCACAAACCTATCTGATGCTTAGCAAGCTGCCTAGCAACAAAGATAGGAGCTTTGATCCTAAACGATGCAAAGCAATGTCCAAACGGTGTCCAGTGTTTGTGTTTTGCTAGATAAGAGATCAGCTTGCCATCTTTTACTGGATCGATAGTTTCGACCTGCTTAGCAAAAGAAACGCGAGCAGCGTTAGCAACGCTAGCATCACTTCCCATTTTATCGAGTAGTTCTACTTTCATACTACGAATTTAACCTTCTGACGTTTTAGAACCATACCTTTAGGAATAGTCATTCGGTTGTTACGTTCGTTACCCCCATACGTACCAGCAATTGTTATCGAAGCTTTCGTTTCAGAAACAAAACCAACACTGATACAAGGAGCAGCTTCAAAAGGTTCCTCAGCATCTATCCAACCACTACTCGCTACAGCATCCAGCCAATATACGATCTCAATGTGTGTCGGCCCAGCTTGAGCCGATTTTGTATTCGCCCGTGAGCGGGACTTTGATGTTGAAGGCATCTCCAGCTTTCCTAATGCAGTCTATAGCCAGTTTACCGAATTGATCGGCTATATTAGGATCACACGAAAACTGGCACTCATCGTGTATCCACGCAACCTGATGTACTTTATCTAACAGTTGCTGTTGCGTTAGCATCATGTCAACTTCAACCATCCACTGCTTACAAACCAAAGCACCAGCAGACTGGAGCAGAGTGTTGAGAGCAGCGTGAGCGCTGCGAATGCGCAAATGCCTACCATCCAGTCCGACCAAGTAACCTCGATTAGCGGCAGCTTGAACGGCTCGTATGAGCTGGTTGAGGGCTGGGGTTTTTTCGAGGAATCGTTGCTTAAGTACTGTCCCATCCTTTGCTCCTTTGCCAACGACTGAGCCAATTTTTGCAGCTCCAGCTCCGTACAAAAAGGCGTAGATGAAGGTCTTTGCCTGATCCCTCGTTTCCAAGCCCGCTGCGAGTTGGTTGGCTGTGTGAACATCGCCATTAATAACCTCACGTCCGTAAGCACCATCGTCCCACTTCGACATGAAGTGAGCTAGCATACGTAGTTCAAGACCGCTCACATCGACACCTACAAGGACATCGCCTCTGTCAGCAGAGAACAACGATCTGCACTCTTTCCCATACGGAACCTTTACCGCAGGGGTTTGCGCCACGTTTGGATTGCGGTGAGTAGCTCTTCCAGTAACAGCACCATTTGTGATTATCTCTCCGTGTATGCGTCCATCGCGAACCATGTTAAGCCAAGAGTTCTTACCTTCTACTATCATCCCCAACCGCTTCTGAACAAGAAGGTACTCGGTCAGCAACCTAGCTTCGGGGTATTTTAGTTTAGATAAGATTTTTTCATCTACCTTGGCAGAGCCATCAGGAGTGAACTCTTTAGGCTTCCACCCACGCAAAGTCTTCAGCCGGTTAGCTATGTGATGACGTGAGCCGGGATTGAAGACAATAACTTTAGTCTTCCTCGTCGGCACGCCCTTAACATAACCACGCTTGGCATTATTTACTTTTGGGATGAACTCACCAAGGTCTTGCTCCCACGGTTTGAACGTGTCCTGTAACTCACCCTCAAGCTCCCCACGTCTAATCATCAGACGTGCCGTAAGCTCCTCCGCACCCTTCACGTCAAACGCAAAGCCGTGACGCTCTTGCTGTGCTACAATCCATTGAACATCGTGTTCCAAGCGACTAGCACGTTCAGAGAGAGCTTCCTGCTTAAGCAAGTGTCTGTACAGTCTTTCTGTGACCTCCACGTCCTGCACGTTGTATGCAAGCATTTCCTCGCTGAATGTATCAAATCCTCCTTCATATTCAGACTTGAAACATCCAAGACGCTGACCCCACGCTTTCAGAGAGTGTGAGCCTATAAGCTTACCTTCAATCTGAGCCCTCATCTCGTGATCTTGGTCACTAAGATCGGAGAAAACGAGACGAGACAGAGTTAGCGTATCTGTAACCTTGTCGCGAGGAACACTGAACCAAGGATACAGCTTTGATGCTAGGGCGAGATCATAGGCAATAATGTTATGACCTATGATACAATCAGCCTTCATCAAAAGACGGAGACCTTGCTCAACCTGAGAAGGTTCAAACTTATGTAGGTCTCCAGTGTCTACATCTTTACACACGATGCAGTGAATGAGGCTCGCATCGTAATACAAGCCGTTTGCTTCTAAATCAAATACGAGCCGCATAGCACCTCACTTAGGCTGATGTAGTGAACAGACGTGAGAAACCATAGTAATTGGTCGCCGAGCGGCAACATACTGTGGTGGGAGTTTCAGCGTGCATTCAACAGAGAAATCATATGGAAGCGGTTTGCTAAACTTACATGTCAAGCATGTTCCTAAAGGTGAACCAGAGGAGTCCAAGGATGATGAAGAAGAGGACTCCTGTGATGATTTCTGGGGCAGTGTTGAGTCCGGTGGACATGAAGGTTCTTTCTTTTTTCCTCTAGGCATTAGCGCTTCTTACCAGCGAGATAATAACGAGAATACTTCTGACCAGTTGTAGGATGTACCTTAGCTGCACGCACCAAACGATAACCAGCTTCTTTTATTTCAGACAAGCGAGCAGAGAAGTTCTGAATACCGTAATCGATGTAAGCTTCACGGGCAGTAATCGAACCAGTCTTCTGCATGTGCTTGATGATCTTATCTATCTGCGTCATTCCTGTTTTCCTTTTCCAACCGTTGTGTTCAATCTTGTTAGTCAGTTTCTGAAGATGCTGGTGAATAGCTTCCCAGTCTTTGTTTTGGTAAGCACGCACACATGCTGTCTCAGCCATGTGAAAGAGAAGGTCTTCACTCATCAGAAGTCTCCAGAGGTTTGAGGTACTTCAGTTAAACGCCCAGTCTGCACGTCATAGAACAACGTGCCAGCTACACCAGTCTCACCAGAGAAACGATTTTTCAGAACTCTTACTATTGTCTGATTGCGTGTCTCTTCGTTTTGCTGGTTCCGTTCTAGCCCAAGACAAAAGTCTGATAACTGAGCTATGGAATGTGATCCACGGAGCTGACTAAGCGATGTTTGCGCTCCTTCTTCGTGTCCTTTACCTTCAGGACGGCGAAGATGACTGACAACTATTAATCCTATGCCAGTCTCTTGCACGAGCGTTCGCAAGAGAGTCATCGTGCGGTCAATGAGCTTCCGTTCATCACCGCCTTCTTCCATTGAGCTGACCACGATTGACAGATGGTCAAGGATGATCCATTTGCAGTCGAGGGCTTTTGCAAGATGCCTGACTCGCGACAGTAGATGGTCCACTTGGGTTGATCCGAAGTGGTCATATAAGTATACGCGACCAGTACCAAGGGTATTGTCAAAAGCCAAGCGTAGCTCATTTTCATTTATTTCTTCTCTGTTCAGCGCTATACGTTTGTTGAGATAAAGACCCATCAATCCTAGCGCTGTTGTCTTGACGGATTCTTCTAGCATAATCATTCCTACTCTCTCGTTTTGATTGAGCAGGTGATATGCAATCTCTCTGACAATGGCAGACTTACCGATACCCGATCCTGCCGTGAGCGTAACGAGTTCTTGCTGCCGTAGACCGTGAGTCAGCTTATTCAAGCATTCCCACGGGTATGGTATAGACTTGGTGTTCTCTAGCTTTGTAATAGTATCCCACAAGTCTGCGCCATTGATGATACCGTCTGGTCTATAGACTTGCGCAGTCCACATGGAACGAATAACTTCTTCACCCTTTCCAGAAACCAAACATTCGTTGGCATCTTTCAAAGGCAGTGTAGCTATCTTTGCCTTACCCGGCTCAAAAAGCTCAGCACACTCTTTTGCTGCTTTCTGTCCCGGCTCGTCCATGTCAAACATAAAGACAACAGTGTCATACCCGCTCAGCCACTCAAGACTTTTCTTGACTGACTTAGCAGCAGATGCAGCACCGTTAGGTACACTCACTGTAGGCCACTTGTTTTGCTGTAGCTGGCTAGTTGACAAAGCGTCTAGCTCGCCTTCGCAAACTACGATCATCTTTCCTTGACCACTCCACAGCCACTGTCCGTAGAGATCAACACTCGAAGCGTCACCTAGCCATTTGAACGACTTGTCCTTAAAGCGGACCTTGCAAGCTATAGGCTGACGATCTTTGTTCAAGTAGTAGGCTAGTTGTGCAGGTTGTCCATCTACCTCGCCAACACGGTAGGACCAAAACCGACACGTATCTTCTCTGAGCTTACGTGCCGGTAGGTCTGCTGCTTCGCCTTGGAACGAGAGTAGACCTTCTTGCTTGAGACTCTTTTTGAGTTGAAGATTTTGCATCGCAAAGCTTTCGCCATTGGGTTGTGCTGGTTTTTCATAGTAGTGACATCCAAAACAGTAGCCGTGACCATCGTCATATCGACCAAGGTTGTTTCTGGAGCCACACGCAGGACACGGTTCGTGCCATACGAAGTCGCTACCCTCGTGTGACTCATTGTTCATTCAGTTAACCACTCATCTGGTATGTTTTCATCAGCAAACTTAAAGCCATTCTTCTCACACCACATGGCGTAAGTAGTCTTGCTCTGCTTGCTAATGCGTTCCTTTGAACGTGAGAAAACGAAACGTATATCGAGTTCAGGAAACTGTTGCTTGACCAGCAGATGTTTTTGGCGATCAGCAGTCAAGAAACGGCCCTTTACCTCAATTATAATTCCGTTTGGTAAAACGAAATCGGGCTTGTATCGAGCATTCTTTTGAGGCTTCACGTAATTAATCACACGCTCCTCATACTCGAAGTTCACTCCCTTTTCGAGAAGTGTTTCAGCTATGCGAGCTTCAAGTCCTGATCTGTAATCAGAAGTCTGCTGCGCCGCTGTTGGTTTCTTCGTTAGTTTCAAAGCTTGTAGTATCCGTGTCGCCATCAGAAGCGTCATAGACAAACGAACCTTCAACTGCGTCGAAACCGCTTGCCTCACGCTCGATGAGGTCAATAATCTGAACCTCCTTCAAGTTCAAACGACAGCCCATTTTGGAGACAGAGATGTAACCAAGACAGCGGATCGTAGAACCAGAGGTCAAATAAATATTAGAAGGAACTGGCCGTCCTTGAGCGTCGAAGAAGCGAATCTTGTTAGGTTCACCGTCTCGTGTTTTACCGTAGGCTTTGAAACGAAACTCGATGTTGCCTGTAGGATCATCAGTTTCTTTATCAACTTCCTGCTTATACGGCAGATGCTTAGGCTTAATGCCAGATTCAGCAATTGCTTCTTTGACCTTTTCGATCAAAGGCTGTGCTTCCTTTTCAGCTACCAAGAGTGCA